TCTTTTGCTCCGTAATCCGGTAGTTTGGGGGGTAGGTGAGTTATAGCCATCCCCTATGCCTCCTAGACGGAGCATGGCCTTCGGTGGCCTCATATCTCCTTATGGTATATAATTTTTTTTTTTTTTTAACCAGAGGGGGAATAGGGGCGCGCCACCACGCCGATGCTCCGTCTATAGGGCATAGCCATATGCCATACCTTACCTACCCCCCAAGCTACCATTGGTAATCAATTCCTTTGCTCCGTAATAATTTGCCGATGCTCCGTAAAAGTTTGTTTTCGGCAGCGTTTTTACTAGCAGCGCGCTCGTCCCACGACCAATGTGGAACCTTGCGCGGTAATTCTGGTGCATCAAGACAAAACGGCAGCGAACCACGAGAAGTCTGACCTGCAAACCAACGACGCCTCGTAGAATTATATACGGTTTTTTGAATCATGAAATTAGATTACCATCCACCCGCTTTCGAGTGGATGGTGTATCTAACCTCGGCTTAGGCTTTTCTCAAACCCTTGAGAAACTCATGGCAAGCCTCGATCGCAACCTCATCGTTGCTGGCATCAAGTTCCACGCCCAACAGAGCCGAAAGGTTTTTCAATCCTTTCGCGCCACCAGCTTTGGCCTTTTCCCAAAGAACCGTGGCCTGCTTCCGGCTGGTAACCCCCTCCGATGCGATATGCTCGCTGACCGAAACGGAGAAATTTCCGTATTTAGCCAGCGCATCGGCGAACGCAGAGCGAATAGCTTCCGCGTTTTCCGGCGAGAATTCCAAGGTTTTCCGCTTGGCGTTGCTCTCACCGAATAGCGCCTTATATGCGGTAGTTGCGCCATCTCGTTGAACGATATACCGAATTCCCGCATCAATCGCCTCAACCTGCTTATCAGGATTTAATTCACCTTGAATAACTAGATCGAAGTTACCAGTTGTGAAATCAACTTTACTCATATTTCATTTACTCCTATTAGAAGCCTCTGAATTACGAGAGCGGCGTAATTGCCGCCTTATCGCTTTCAGAAACCTCTATGGAGCATCCGAGGTTTTCAACTGCAAAAACCTTTAATCTATCAAAGAACAAAACCCAATAGAAAAACTCTATATCCCTCTATCTATTATAGCACCGAGGTTCCTTCGCCCAGAGCGGTTAGGAGATTAGTCATACTCTACCTCGCCGCGATTTTCGCCGTTTTGAAATCGTGCCACTAAAAAGGCGCCAGTATAAAGAGCGATGTTCGGGGCAACAAAACTTTTGCCACGAGCGGCGAGGAATAAATGACAATGCGCACAGATCGCAGAGGCGAGGGTGATGGGTGGTGGGAGCGAGGGCAGATGGAAATGCATTAGTGGGGCGGATAGGCGGATTACGTTGCATTTCAGAATTTTAGCCCGTGAGGGTTAGGAGGGGAAGTATGTATAATGTAACGATTTGATGGGATGGTAAGGGGGAGGGAAATGTAACAATATACATATTTGCTTTTGTGTGACGTATCAGGATAATGCCGTGTGGACGAAGTATGTCTAGGTGGAGATGTTGTTACGCTTCCACCGATTCTAACGGCGGCACCATACACTGGGCCGCAACCAACCAAAGAACATGATCGGGTTGCGATCGTTTGGAGCGTAATTTCCATAGAAGGGGAGGAGACGGAAGATGGAAGCGAAGACTGAGGGGCCGCGTGGTGGGAATTTAGAGAACCCGAACCAGTGTCCGGAGCGACGGAGGAGTGAGTTTAAGGGGTCGGAGGTCAAGCTACATCGGTTTGAGAGGGATGATACAGCGTCGGCGGGGTTGAAGAATGAGAAAGCATGGCACCGAATGGCTGCGTACATGCTGTTGGCGGGTAGAACGAATAGTGAAATAGCGTTGGGTGCGGGAGTGACGCCGGGTGAGGTGTCAATTTTGAGGGCGCAACGGTGGTTTCAAGAGCTTCTCGCGGTACTTTCGAACGAAGAGGGCGGTGAAGTCCTCGGAGTTATTAAGGGTGAGGCATTGAAGTCGGTAGAAACGATCGTCAGCATTCGCGACGACGAGTTTGTTAAGCCTCCTACCCGACTTGCAGCAGCAACCACGCTGCTTGAACATGCGTCAGGGAAGCCGGTGCAGAAGGTCGTAACGGCACGATCACACAATTTCAACCTCTCGCCACACGACGAGATGGAACAACTCCAGAAAGAGTTGGAAGCGATAAGAAACCGAGAAGGATGAGATGATTACCGATACTGAACCAGGCGTTCCGAGTTGCACGAATGTTTTTAAACCCTTTACAATCTCCGCAAGTGCGGCTGAGACGACAGTGTGGACGCCGAAGACGGGGAAAAGGTTTAGGTTGGTGGGGTATTGGTTATATTCTGACACGGCGTGCTCGTTGATTTTTAGGGACAACACCGCCGGGACCATCATCTTACGGGACGGAGTCGCCGCTGCGAATAGATCGTTCACCGGACCGACGGGTAAGGGGATTCTGTCAGCCACGGCGGGTAATCTTCTCACGTTGCAGGCCAGCGTTGCTGCCACAATAAACGGTACCGTCTTCGGTAAAGAAGAGTAGCACATGCCAGTCCTCTCCGATACCACCCTTCGGTTTGCTCTCGACCAGTCGTTGCGGGCACCGATGCCAAACATTGGTACGGACCCAATAGCTACGATCTGGCAGGACGAGCCGATGATCGTTAACGCGTCGCTATTTAATGGTGATCCATCGGTATCGACGAACTTTGTATCTGACATTTCCAACATCTTAGCGGCGACCATAACGGTCCGTAAGTTCTCACCAAACGGGCCGCTGTTAATTCAGAAGACGATCACCCCGCCGACCGGGTTCGATAATACCACAACATATGCGACGTGGTCAGCCGGTACGAATCAGCACTTCTCCTTCCAACTATCCGCGACTGACACGAATCTAGCGGTACCTTCCGACGGAACGTTAGCAATTTTTGGTATAATCTCTCTCACGACCGGGTCTCTAACCAATCCTTCCTTCACCGTCGGGGTATTTGAGGGTTTTCTTGAGAGAGGTGGTAGTATTACTTCCTCGCCGCCGGGTGTGGCTTACGTCATTAGTTTGAACGGGGCATCGGGTGCGCTTGTCCTTAACACTCTCGCTGGGTATGGTATCACCGATGCGGTCAACACCACCGACCCAAGACTCTCCGACGCCCGCGCGGCAAAAGGAATACAGACTTCAACGCCTTTCCCTATCGACAACTCGGTTAACCCAACCGACCAACAGGAGTTGTTCTTCGATGGTCCGAGCCAAACGTGGAAGCTTCGGTCGTTGGGGGCTGGGTCTGTTATTAGCGTCGGTTTGGCGTTGCCTCCAAGCGTGTTTTCGGTTACAGGCTCACCGGTATTGACGACCGGTACCCTCACGGGTTCATTCGTCGTTCAGAATGTAAACCAAGTCTTTGCAGGTCCACCAACTGGAAGCACAGGAGTGCCGATGTTTCGTGCGCTCGTGGCTGCTGACATACCATCCGGTATTCCCGCGACGGCGACTGCTCTACAGACGTTGACGACTAAACCTATTGGAAACACCGTTGATCCAACCACTGGTCAGGTTTTAACCTTTACCGCTGGCGTATGGCAGCCAACCACAGTCATACCCACCGGAACGGGGTTCACCCACATAACTGGCGGTGTGCTAGATGCTGCGGCGAGAGCGGTTGATTTGTCGAGTGCCGACGCGACCGGAACTTTGGCCGCAGCGCGTGTGCCTGCGTTCACTGGCGACGTTACGAACTCGGCTGGTTCTCTCTCGACTACGATTTCTAATTTGGCGGTTACGTATGCGAAGATGCAGAATACGTCAGCCGGTAGTGTCCTTCTCGGTCGTGGCGTAGGAGCGGCTGGTTCTCCACAAGAACTAACTTTGGGTGCTGGATTAACGATGACCACCACTATCGTTAGCACACCAGTCTTTGTTCAGAGTGGTTCAACCCACGCGATCGGTGCGGTACCGGACCCTGGCGCGGTTGGTGGAACGAGTAGATATCTACGTGAAGACGCAACGTGGCAGGTGCCGCCGGCTGGTACGGTGACGGTCACTGGCTCTCCAGTCAGTGGTAACATGACTAAGTTCAGCGGAGCGACGTCGATCACTAATGCGGTCGCTAAGGTCGATTACTGGGACACTACAATCTTCGCTGAAGGTGGCACGCATAACGCTGGTCTTGTGCCTGACCCTGGCGCAGTCTCCGGCACGACAAGATTTCTTTGTGAAAATGGAACGTGGACCGCTCCAGCAGGTTCACCAGGTGTTCCAGCTGGTGGAACAGCCGGTCAATATCTCGCCAAGATCGACGCGACCAATTACAACACCCAATGGGTAACTCCAGGTGGAGGCAATCCACCAGGCGGCTCCACTACACAAGTTCAGTACAACAACGCTGGCGCGTTTGGTGGAATCATTGGCGCGACCACCAACGGGACAATCCTGACGATGGCCGCAGGCGACTTCGCTCTAACTGACGCGTTACATACCAACGAAGCAGCACCGGCGACACCAGCGGCGGGTAAAAACATGACGTGGACGGACACGACCGACAAACGGTTCCACGACAAGAACGATGCTGGAACAATAGGAACAACGGTCGTGTCTTCATCCGCTGCGGCTAACCAGTGGGCTAACTCGGTATCGACCGCGGGTGTTATTGGCTACGCGCAACCTGCTTTTTCAAATCTAAGTGGCACAGCTACCACTGGTCAACTTCCAACCTTACCGACTTACGCCGCCGTTGGAAATGACTTTGTAGCAAGTGGTGCGTCCGCTGCTCACGGACTTGTTCCGACACCAGGCACAACCGCGGGAGCTACACGATTCCTTCGTGAAGACGCAACGTGGATGGTTCCTGCTGGTGGTGGTAACGTTTCCAATGTCGGAACGCCGACCAACCTTCAGATCGCGCAGTGGACAAGTGCAACCACCATTCAAGGTCTAGCTACAACTGGTACGGGCAACGCGGTTCTAGCAACATCGCCGACCATCACCACGCCAACTATCGCCGCACTCCCGAACCTCTCCTCCAACGGTTTTGTCAAAACTGGCGGTGGGACAGGAACTCTCAGTATTGATACCAGCACCTACCTAACCGCTAACCAAACGATCACGTTAACCGGTCCGATAACCGGTAGTGGCGCCACTTCGATTGCCACCACGATCGGGTCAGGAGTGGTAACCAACGCGATGTTGGCTAACTCTTCGATAACGATTGCAGGTGTTGTGACTGCTCTCGGTGGCACTATAACGCAAGATCAGATCACCGGACTATCGACGACTGGGATAGTTAAACGAATGGCGGCGAACACACTCACGATCGCTACAGCGAAAACCGACTACTGGGACACGTCAGATTTTGTTATGAGCGGTGCATCCGGCGCACATGGACTAGTTCCTACACCTGGAACGACGGCAGGAACAACGAGATTCCTGCGTGAGGACGCTACGTGGCAAGTGCCGGCGGGTGGTGGTACTCCGGGTGCGCCGGCAAATAGTATTCAGTTTAACAATGCGGGAGCGTTCGGCGGTAGTGCTAATTTGACTTGGACGAACGCAAGTAATTTGCTTACGCAGACTGGCACGCCAGCGGCTAATACGGTCGTAGATGGTTACATACTTACGGACACGACGGCTGCTACCGCTGGCAATCAGCAGTATTCACCCACACTCCATTTCACCGGTCAAGGCTGGAAAACGACTGCCACCGCTGCGAGTCAGTCAGTAGATTTCCGTATCTATAACGTTCCTGTCCAGGGCGCAGCCAATCCTACCGGCAACTTGACGATTGATAGTTCGGTTAACGCGGGTGCCTATGGGAACGCGACTACGATTTCAACTACTGGCCAACTTTCTGTTAATTCTAATGCAACGGGTGCCGTTCTAACATTGCAAGTTACAGCAACCGATCCCGGTGCTGGTCCAACAAATTATAATTCAATCGTGTTTAATAACGGGCATGGTGCTGGTAACTTCAAAAATCAGTTTGTCATGCAGTCTGCTGGCACAGCTAAGTATGCGTTGGGTAATGATTATGGTGGAGCTGGAGTCCAAAACTTTTTCATTTGGGATGGTGGGGCAAATAAAGACATATTTCAAATAAACGGCACAACTAGTATTGCACTTAATAATACTAATGTGCTTGGTTGGTCGGCAAGCGATGCAAGTGCAGCAGTTGATACCGGCCTTGCTCGGAACGCTGCTGCCGTGGTTGAGGTCAACAACGGCACCGCCGGCACGCTCGCCACGCTCAAAGCCTCCACCCTTAACGCCACCACCGCATTGCAGATTAACGGGGTCAGCATCTTTCCGGTCACGCCCGCCAATGGTGGACTTCCTACAGCCGGCACTGCCGGACAGGTGTTATCTAAGATTGATGGCACTAACTATAATACACAGTGGACAACTCCTATCCCTTGGCGTGCTTCCCTCACCGTGGAAAATCCCGGCACGGCAGAGAACATCTGTTTTGCGTTTACCACTACAGCCAGAACGATTACAAAAGTGATTGCCGTTGTTAAGGGAACGTCGCCTTCGGTAACCTACAACATTGGGTATGGAACTAGCGTGGCTACCTTAACCAACGTCACAACCAGCCCTGTAGCTGTTACCAATACGACAACCGGCACAACCGCAACTTTGAACAACACAGCTATTCCAGCTAACGGTTTTCTTGTGTTCACGACCAGTGCTAATGCTGGAACCGTGACTTGGATTCACGTAACGGTAGAGTGCTAATATGGCTATCGCATTGGTTCAAGTTTCGGCTGTCCTGCAAAACGGTATAGCAACGCTGCCAGCTAATTCGACTGCTGGCAATACGCTCATAATGGTTATGGGTGGAGCTACGATTACACCCCCGCCGTCGGGTTGGATAACAGGTGCGAGTGAAGGGGTTGCCGGTGCCGAAATTTTTTATTACCCGAATTGTCCAGGCGGTCAGACCAGCTTTGGAACCTGGACGAACAGCCCGTCCGATTCGGCCATAGCAGAGTTCTCAGGACTAGGCGCAACTGTTATACTCGATACATCTGCGTCGGTCGGTGGCACAACGACACCTCAAACGGCTACAACAAGCGGTAACGTTACAAGCGCAACTTCTCTGGCTGTGGGGCTACTTTGTGCGTCGCGTACGACAGCTGGCGCGGATACGCTCACGGTCGGATCGGGCTGGACGAGTGATGCGACTGACAATTCGGTATCACTTACAACTCACATTTTGCTTGAGCACCTGATTAATCCGGCAAGCGGTTCCACTTTGTCGCAAACATGCTCCTGTACGTCGTCGCATTTAAGCCAGTTTGATGTGATGATGCTTGTGCTAAAAAGCCCAACCCGACGCATTTTTATATCATCATGAAAACTAAAAAGACCAACCGAGAGATAGTAGACTTTATCAACCTCGCAGCCGTCTGGTTAAACAAAAAGGACGTGAAGGAAACGAAATTCATCTACGCCTTGAAGAAGGTAAACAAACGTATGATGCGTCTCTTCGAAATCTACCAAGAAGGCATCGAAGACATCAACGTCAAACACTGCGCCGTCGACGGAGACGGCGTCATTAAACGGGACGACCGAGGACAGTACAAATTCACCCGTGATGGGATGCAAAATCGTAACGATGAGATTCGTAAACTATCCAAGGAGTCCGTTGAGATCGAGCCGTACTACTCGAACGAAGTCCCTCTGGACCTCGACGAGGTTGATGCTGAAACCCTTGAAGGATTTGTTATTCAACCCGAACCGAAGGCAGCGTTAGCCGCATGAAACTCCCCTCTGACTGGACAGTGCGCGACTGGATCGCTATGTTGCTTGCAGTGACGGTTGCCATGACCGTTGTGTTCCCCGTCATCCTTGGTAGCTTCGGCGCACTTATCTATGGTCGGAGCGTGTTGACCGTAGAGGGTGGTGAAAATATTAAAGAACTCGCCGCCTTCCTTGCTGGTGTAGTAAGTGCTTTTTTAACAATGAAAGTGGTAGGAGGATCAAATGACAGATGACGAAAAAATTGAAACAATAAAGAAGGAACTTAACGGGTTGAGAACCGAACTCACCAGCTTACAGAAAGACCCATCACCTGCATCATGGCAGGCGGTGTTTGACCGCACCGCAAGGATGGTGGAGATGTTGGGTCCGGTCGCGAAACCCTTTACTGCTCAGGCCCCGAACTTAAGACAGGGTCCGATTGAGGAACCCGTGGCGCCGAAAGGGCTGTTCGCGCCCGAGGAAACACCGCCGGCTAAGTTTGTCACGTCGGCAAAGCATGTACCGGTTAAGCACGTCGCACACAAGAAGTAATGGAAGATAGCGTTTTACTTAAGAGGCGGGAGGTCCAGTTAGAGAGGCGATTGGTCGAGCTTCGACGCGACCGTCGAATCTTCTTCTACGTCCCTCACGCCAAGCAGGAGCTGTTTCATAACGCAGCGGACTTCCACTACCGCTACGTTCGGACCGGTAACCGTTGGGGTAAATCTACGTGTGGCGGTACGGAGGACACCGCGTTTGCCCTTGGTTACCGGCCTTGGCTCTCCGAGACCGATCCACGACGGACTCTTGGTATTCCTCGGCACCCGACGAAGGGTCTGATCGTCACTACCGACTGGGACAAATCGACGGAGGTCTTTACATCCACCGAAGAAGGTCCGAGCCAAGGTACTCTCTTCCGCTACATCCCAAAGGACTGTCTCATTGACTTCACCAAGAACCATTCCGGTGCAATCGACTGTATTAGGGTGCGACATGTTTCCGGCGGCACCTCCACCATCCACCTTGACACCGTTAAATCGTTCAAGCAGAACCCTCTCGGTCAGGAGTCCTCGGCGTGGGACTGGGTGCACTTCGACGAACCCGTACCCGAACCTATGTTCAACGCAATCATCCGTGGTATGATCGACCGTGATGGGCGTTGCTGGTTCACCTGCACCCCGTTGGAGGAGCCGTGGATTGATGCCAAGTTCATTCCGAACCTCGAACTCCAGTCTCTCGAGACCGTGGATGCTCATCATGGTGACTTCTGGATGATGACGGGCAAAACCGACGACAATCCCCACCTCGACGCTGCTGCAATCGAACGGGTGATGCAAAACTATTCGGAGGACGAGCGCGAGACTCGTCGTTCCGGTATTCCCAAAGCCTACTCCGGCCTCGTCTACAAAGAATTTGAGTGGGGCGTTCACGTTCGTCGTAACCCTCCCTACGGTTGGAAGGACTGGACGTCCCCACCTGCCGACCACGCGATCCGTTTCGCCATCGACTACCACCCACGCAAACCCCACCACGTCCTTTTCATCTCAACCTCTCCGAACGAGTATCATTACGTCTTCGCTGAAATCTTCGAGTCATGTCTGATGTCCGACCTCGTCATTGACTGCCGCTTCGTTCTCGGCCTACGTGAGCCCTCCCTTCCCGGTTTGATCGATCCTCTCAGTGACACCCCTAACCGGGTCACTGAGTCCACCCCAATGGAGGAGGTCCTTAGACTTGGTCTGCCGGTTATGCCGGCGACTAAAGACCCACATAACGGGATTCTCAAAGTCAAGGAACTCCTACGTCGACGTGACCGTGCGGGTAATCCGACGTTTATAGTCAACAGTGAATGTAAACGTTTCCTGTTCGAAATCTCGCGCGGTTACGTTTGGGATGGTGAGACCAACAAGCCAAAGAAACAGAACGATGACGCGATGGAGAACCTTTACCGTCTCGCGTTGCAGGGGTTGTTCTACATCGAGCCTACGACGGCGGCGGACTATCGTGCGCCTAGTCGAACCGATATCGATCAGGTTGATCTCGACGACGATCTTTTCACGGAGGACTTAGTTCCCAATATGGGTAGTAACAGATTCAGAGAAAGGTATAGGATATAAATATGGCAACACCACCAAGAACAATAGCAGGGTTGGCTGACTTATTAAATACGTTTAAACAGAACCCGATAGCGGAGGGTCCGCCGCCAAGTATAGCAGACATACTGGCGAGTCTACCACCGAATATATTACCTCCTGGTATACTACCACGGACTACACCTCCACCACCACTTACACCTCCAGGAGGCGGTGCGCCCGGGCCGGTTCCGATTACGCCACCAGAGGGAAGACCACCACCGCGTTTCATAGGCCCGCCCGTGCAGGCGCCACCACCTGAAGGAACTGCACCACCCTTTACTCCACCACCAGGTGTGCCACCTGAATTTCAACCGGTGTGGACTAACCCTGCCCTCGCCCAAAGACTATTTAACCTTCTTGGGACGGAGGGGCATATTCGACCGCACACTCCGGAAGCTCCACGCCCACCGGGAACTCCACGCACACCAAGACCACGGCCAGGTGAGGGCGTGGGTGGGACCGCGGCTAGAGGCGGACCCAATTTGGAGCGTCAGGGCGATACCGGTCGTGGGGAGGGTAACCTAGGAGTAGCTTAGTATGCCGAATCCATACCTTACCCCAAGTGGGAACATTGCGCCATACGTCGCTGGAAGTCCTCTAGACCCATTAACCATAGCGGGTCAGCCTACTCCCACACCGGCACCCACTCCGTACGTTAGTGGCACTCCATTCCCCACCGCCCCCAATGCAGGGTTCGTGATGCCGGATGGGTCTGTTAGTGTAAACCCTCCGGCTGGGTATCAATATCCTACTTATAACCAGCAGGGGTTTATAGTGTCGCCTTCGCCACCTCCCTCTTATAGTACTAACCCGTATTCCACTGCCCCTGGTATGACTCTTGGAGGTACTTCTTATCAGGATTCGATAGTTCCATTCCCAGGAGGTATTAATACTCCCACTCCATTTACCCCAGTAGATGTTACTCAGTTCGGCCCTGACCCGTTTTATCAACCACCATCCACTACTGCTTCGTTAGATATTACTGGTGCTACTGACCCTTACGGGAGTACTATCCCGGTTTATCCAGGTGACATCACCGATCCGAGTATGGGAGCGTCATCGACGCCACAAAGTAACCCAGTGATAGCTTATTACGATGCAAATGGAAATCCTGTTTATTTCGATCCTAGTGCCGGAGCAACTGAGATACCGCCAGGCGGTAGTGCTACGAATATTTACGGACCTGGGATGGATACTATGGCTCAGTACCAGGCGATGCTAGCTGCCGACGCGGCTGCGGCAGGCCAGGGTGCTCCTTCTGGACCACCGACTGGACCACCTATTGGACCACCTATTGATCCGACTACCGGGTTGCCGATGGGTTCACCTGGGAGTTTGACTAACCCGGCTGGGCCAGTTCCGATGTACAAGACTAATGCTCAGGGGCAAACACTCGCTTACGATCCGACTACTGGTGGTTATAGTATAGTTCCACCAGGATATATTGCAACACCGAGTGGTGTTGTGCAAGGCCCCGGTACAATGACGGCCTCGAACTACGGCCCGAGTTTTTCTTATGGCCCTGGTTACACACAGGGTAGTAGCACGTTTGGTGCGAATCCACTACACGGTGGTGGCAACCTAGCGAACGTTTCAAACACCGGCGGGGGCGGTACCGGTTACTCGCTCTACGGCGCTACAGGCGGCGGCACGGGCGGTTATACTCCGATTGGTATTGGAGGGCCGACTGCTGGTACTTTTGGAACCCCGGAGGACTTTGGTGGTGGTAGACGGGGTGGTGGAGCGTTACCAGGCTGGAGAGTGGGGCCACAGGGATATGGTTATTATGGGCCAACCGCTACCCCGGCACAACAAAAGTATATGGCGCAACAACACGGCGCGGTAGGCGGAAAAATAAATTTGTTACCGGGCGATGTTTATGGGTCTGGTGGTCCTGCTCCTTATGTCGGTCAAACAACGACCAATTCACTAGGACAAACGTTTGTTTTTAACGGTAGTACTTGGGTGCAAGCTAGTGGTCCTGGAGCGCCTCCTAGTGTTACTGGCCCGGCTCCTATTATACAGGACGTTGGGGCAAGTAGGGGAGGGGCACCAGCACTTTTGACAACATAACAAATGTCCCTCGAAACCTTTACAGAAGCACTTCACGACATCAACTCTCGTGAACACGCGGAGTTGTTGCGTCGCACCCGAAACCTAATCGACGGTAGTCGTTCGGACATGGCATCGTACTACAACTTGTGGGACCGACACGACCTCGTGTTCCGAGGAAAGCGTTTCCCATCGCGTGAGGACATTAAACAATTCCAAAAGGGTCAGCCTCCAAAGTTGATTGTGCCCCTCACGTACGCGCAGGTGATGACCTTTGTTGCGTACGGAATCATGACGGTGACCCAAAACCGTAGATTCTTTGAGTTGGAGCCAACACACCACGAGGAGGACCTTCTTTCCGAACCCCTCGAAATGATTCTGGAACGAGACCTACGTAAAAACTACTGGACGACATTCTTGGTGCAATTCTTTTTAGACATAGGAAAGTTTTCACTAGGCGCAGCTGAGGTCGTGTACCACGAGGAGTTTCGTTATATGAAAGTCCCAGTGAGTCGAGAGGTGGAGGGTGCGTTTGGGGTCCCAACGACGGAGGAAACGACAGAGTATACACGACTCCTCGTATTCCGCGGAAACCGAATACATGCGGTGTCTCCATACCGTTTCTTTCCCGACACTAGATTGCCTCTAGCTCGGTACCAAGATGGTGAGTTCTGTGGTTCGGAAGACTTGTTCTCTCTCGCGTCATTGAAGTCACAGTCGGAATACCTTTTCAACCTTGACAACATTCCGAAGTGGACTGAATTCGGTTACAATCAGCGTCGCAAAAAGTCCCGTATCGACCTTGGTCCCGACCGGCTCAATATCAACCCCAACCTCGGTGCCGGTGTAAAACAAGACGCCACTCATTCGATCGACAACATGGTCTCCGAAGGCACGGTCGTCATCTCAAAAGGCGTTTTTAGTTTCATCCCCGACGACTTTCAACTCGGAGAGAATGGTCCTAAACCCCTCGGTACAGCAAAATATCCGATCCGTTATATCGTCTGGTATGGTAACGACCGCACAATCGTCCGTTTTGAAGAGGCAACATATTACCACTCCCTTTTCCCTTACATCTGCGCGCAGTACTTACCAGATCAGCAGCAAGACATCAATGAGAGCCTCGCTGACATGTGTGAGAAGATTACGGATTTGATCACTTGGAAACTGAACACTCACATCGCGTCTCAGCGGCAATCCGTCTTATCGAAATTTGTGTACGATCCCGCCGCCATAGACTCAAAATTCTTGGGCGATACACAAGTGCCGTTTGTTCCGTTGAAGAAAAACGCCGCTCTTACGGGGACTGGAGTCGACCGTTATATAAAGCAATTCGTGACGCAAGATGTTACTGCTAACGTACTCCGCGACGTCGCTGGCCTTAAAGACCTTAACGAAAGTGTCACCGGTATCACAGCCCAAATGCAAGGACACTATTCGAGCGGTCGACGTTCCGCAACGCAAGATCGTGTTGTCGCACAAGGTGCCTCCTCCCGTGGTAAGACCGTTATCGGTTGTATTTGGGACTCGGCTTTCGAACCTCTTGGCCGTCAGCTCATTGCCAACAACCGTCAAGAAATGGATCGTGAAACCTTCTTCCGTATCATCGGAAAGCGAACCTGGCCGGTGAACGATACGACTGGTATTCCCTACACCGACGACGAGGTCTTCACCATGTTCAAGTCCGACGCTGAAGGTATCGCTACGTTTGAATCCTTCTTCGTCTTCGATGGTACCCTACCATCTGAGAAATCGTTTCTTGCACAGTCGCTTCAAGAGATACTCATCGCCTTGTTACAGAACCCAGAGTTCATGCAGGTTTTGGGTTACGGTCCTCAACAGGTTCGTGAACTCTTTGACCAAATTTATCTACTTCGTGGTGTTACGCCTGCGCGTATGCCACAAACAACCCAGGCATCGGCTCCGTCGGTACTGCCGTCTCCACAAACAGGTGGTAATGGTAGTGCTGCGCCCGTTGCCACTCCCGGGCGAGTATAATGGACCAAGCCGGCGACAAAGGGAAGTTGGAAAACGAGAGGGCTATGATTGAGTCATATCTTTCACACCCTATAACTCGTAAGATCATAAGCGACAACAAGGAAGAACAGGAGAAGTTAGTCAACTTGATTTGTGCACAAGCCATAACTGATGTTGAAACCTTCTTTGCCCACCATGAAGCCGTTGGTCATCTCCGAGGACTCCGTCGTGCTGAAGCTATTATACGCTTCGACCTAGAGGAAATTAAAGAAAAACTAGAGGAGTTATAGTATGCCAGACGAGATTGAAGAGGTAGAACAGACAGGTGGTGAAGGTGGAGACGGTGGTGAAGTTAGAGCGCCGGTCGACGATAGTTCGAAAGAACTTGCAGACGCGGCGAAGGAACTTCGAGGTGTAGTGGATGGTTTAAAAGCCACCCCGCCACCTCCTGCCGCTGGACTCACTCCCGCACAAAGAGCAGAACTTTGGGGAGTCTTTGACCCTGAAAAGGGTAGGACTGACTTCATGAGAAAGTTCTTTCGGATGAACCCTGAGGCCACGCCACAAGAACAACAAGAAGCTAAAGAACTCTTTGCGTACGCGCATGAGGGTATGGTGAGGCAGTCTCTAACCGGTGCTCGGAATTTTGACCGAATCATGATGGACGAAATCGACAGGAAGTACGGACCAATCTTGGAGTACGTGCAGCAAGCCGCGTTGCGCGACCGACAAGAACGCTTCTACTCAACCTTCGAGTCGTTGAGAGATAGTAAATACTTCAATATCATCAACGCTGTTTCACAGCAGCTAATGAACAAACGTTACGAAAACGAAGGAGAATACTTTAAGGACCTTGCTGAAAGGTCCGCTAAGGCGATTCAGGAGATAGTTCCTGATTTCGACCTTGGTAAGGGAAAGAAAACAAAACAGGCTGGATCAGCGGTGCGCATACCACGTTCAAGCGTTGGAAGTGCAGCCGCGGCGAGGAGAGGAAGTTCGACTGACGATGACAATCAAAAGAACGACATCGACAGTTTAGAATAACCTTTCAGACTTCTTACCACCAGTAAAGAAAGGAAAACACAATGGCCTTTGGGCTATTATCAACAAACCTAACGACTCAATACCAGTCGTTAAACTCCCGTAGGAAAATCTTTTATCAATTTCCAACGGGAGCTGCTCCGTTAATGGGGCTTTTGTCGATGCTTCCTTCGGAGGATACGGACAAACCGACCTTCGGCTGGTGGGAGCGTCGATTCCCGATACTGAGAACCAATACGGGAGCCTCAGGTGCGGCAGTGTTTGCCTTGCAAGGTGGCGGTGCTCTCACCGACTCCGGCACGGGCGTGACCATGACGAAGGATGTAGTATACCGCGTCACGGTCTTAGACACGTCGCAGTTCAAAGCAACGCATGTTATTCAACTACGTAACGTGCAGAACCAAACCGGTGCTGTCACACCTGACATGACCGGTACGGTTACGGCAATAATCGACGCAACGCACCTTGAGTTCCGTCCCTACTCCACCTACACTGGAGTCAAGAACGGAACCGCGGATGCAGCACCGAATAACTACGGTCTGACCGTACCAATCATCGGCACTGCAAACCAAGAGGGTGCACAAAGCGGACCGGGTGTAATCCAATACCCGGTGAACCCGTTAAATCTCACACAGATTTTTCGGTCTGCGTTTATGATCACGAGAACCCAGCTGAAAACTGGTCTCTTGTTCGATAAGAGCGGTCCGTACAAATTGATGGCGTGGGAGAACGGACTCCGTCACATGGTTGAAATGGAGAAAGCGTTTATCTTCGGTCAGAATGAATCGGTGCTAGTGACCGATCCTCAGACTGGTGATGTAACGCCAGAGACCAAAACCGGTGGGTGCATTTGGTTCCTCCAACAGTGGGAGGCAGCCAACTCATTCTACCGCGGTGGCACAGGCGCACCCGCGGTTACGTCAAACCTTGACGATAACAAACGGATCATCGACTTCGGTGGCGTTCTCACAAAGAACGATACTGCGGCGATGCCCGGGTTTAATACCTGTATGGCTCGGTTGTTCCGCAAGACAAACGACAAGGCCTACGAGAAACTCTGCCTCTGTGGTGGCACATTGCTTCAAGTGGTCAACTCGATGTTTGAGCGTGAACTCACCCGAACCGTTGCGATGATTGACAAGGAACGCGACATCGAGTTCATTGTCCATTCAATCGTGACTCTGCGTGGAACAATCCACTTCAGAGTGCATCCGTTGTTTGATGAGGACCCGGACCTTCAAGGTGCTGGGTTGTTTCTCGACCTTGGGAACCTTAAGTATCGCTACCTCACGGATAGTGATACCGTGTTTCTCAAAGACCGGCAAGCACGTGACCGTGACAGTCGGAAAGATGAGTGGATCTCGGAGTGCGGACTTGAACTTCGCTTCCCTGAATCCTGCATGTATTGGAAAAACGTTCTAGCACTAGGTTAATATTATGGCTAACATGACGCGATCTCAAGTAGCGTTCAACGCAGATTGGATGACTGGACGGAACCGGCGGATTCTTAAACGTGACGTAACCCTGACCCTAACCGGTCAGGGTGGGTTAACGAACCGAATTGTCGCATCGGCTCTCGGCTTGTTAAAAATAGTTGACGTATCCGCTTCACGGGACAGTGCCAACAACGTAATCGCTGCACAGCCAAGTTACGATGGAACGTTTATTGTTCTATCGGTCACGACTGCAGGAACTCCTGCGGATAGTAGTGCAACTATCCGTATGGTGGTTGACGGCTTAATTGACTAGAAAGGAGGAATATGAAGGTACCATACTTACGGGACTGGCGACCGGACTCTTCACAGGCTGCTAACGTGTCTGACACCCCAATGTTAAACACGGAGGCTCGTGAGAGCGTCGACTACTACGAGAAGAACGAGGTTGGAAAGGAACTAGTTGTAGTTCACCCTGACTTCGGAGAACTCGGTTCGAAGGGTCGTTACTAAATCTCAACCCCATACCGTCAATGAACTTAGCGCAACTAAAAGCTATTGCAGCTGCGTATCATCAGAAACAGATCACCGATCTACAAATCGGAGCGGTAGACCTTTTTCTTGTTGCTGCGAATAACGCTCGAAGGAAAGGCGAAATGCTACACAACTTCGAGTATGCAAGGTGTTCAGCGACGCTATCCATTGACGGTATTACGGGTGGGGATATACGAAACGCAACGATAAACGAACCTGGGTTTAGTACCATAAAGGAAATCACTAACATACAGGGATTGCGTAACAACACGGAGTATATTCCTGTCGACTACACCCGACTCGACATGGCGATTGAACGGAAACGGGAAGCCATTGAGGTTAATTCTTACTACTGGCGTGGGTATGGATACCGTTACCCAGGCGATGCGGAGTGGCAATTTCGCACATCGAGAGGTGCGATTACGCAACGAGGACATATTCTGCTTCCGTTCCCCACAGCGACGGCCGCGACAGACACTCCCTGGACCGCCTACATTGAAGCATACGGTTGGCTTCTAGACTACACCGACGCTGACCTTGCGATCGACATTGAAACGGCACCGCCGAAAGACTTCTTTATCGACCAAGGCTTTGCCTACATGCAGTGGGCAACGATCATCGAACTCAACAACCTTTTCTCCACTTTCGTTCCCCGACAGGAAGGTAACGTAGGGGTTCCAAAAGACCAACTCGACAATGCGTGGCGCGATTTCGTCGTTTGGGATTCGTATATTGTAAATGAAAACATGACAGTCAATGCCTAGTATCACTAAAAATCCAGGTCCGTTATTGACGTCCGAGATCATTGGGGGAGTGAGTTTAGTTCCCGATGAGTTCCGGGCGCAGGTTCCACTTGTAATAACGAATCAGGAAAACCCTGTCGACGTCGAACCGGACGACCCTGCTATGGATAAGACGGGTCTTCTATTGGAGTCGAGGGTTACTCAGACTCGGACCGACGAGCGTAAAAAGACCAACTCGTTCTTGAAGTCAAAAATCTTAACCTCCTTAGTGTCTAGTGTTAAGTTGCGTGATGGTCAGATTGGAACGTTGACTCGATCGCTTGTTCCGGTAGGAACCATGCTGCCAGTCGATGCCACAACCGAGGAGGCGAGTCAAAAGAATCTTGGGACTGGAGAGATGGTTCAAGAGGTTCTTGAAGCACCCACTGTCTTCCCCGCGGCGGTGTACGGTGTTCATATACCCGACGTCATTCCGGAAGAGTTTCGAGTAGCAGTACCAACCCAGAACACGGAGATCACCGCAGCTGGTCAGGCTAATACGAGTCCGGTTCTTGGGACCGGCGAGCTCGTGCACGAGGAATCCAACGTCGATATCTGGAAGAAACGGACTAAGTCGGTTTTCCGTTCCAGCGTCGCCGTTCCCGTAACCCTCAACGACTCCCTTTTTGCTGGTCCGGTTGGAGCGGCGGAGTTTGCTAGCACCGTTACTAAGGCTAACACTCTAGACAACGGACAGCAGTCTATCCTGACAGGGTTTTTGGTTCTACGTTCTAACGTCAAAAACCTCGGCAACAACCAAAGCCTACGCGAAGCCGAGACCATCGACGCGTTTCCTACGCTCACCGATAACCTAATGGACCGTAAGACCGGTATCATTTCCAACAAGGTCAAGACGATCGTTGCAACTGGCACCGCAAACCCTGCTGGGTCGGAGCAGATAACACTTGATAAGTTTAGGACCCTACGAACCACCGAGACCGTTGACCCAACCTCGCTCGCCTCTATCTCGTGGAACTTTCCGGGAGTCACAAATATGCAGGTGCCCACCGAACTCACGAGTATTACGGTTTACCAAGAAGGGAACGCGGGTGCCGGAAACTATAACGAATCTGGCTCCTACGCCCTTACTGCTCATGGGTCTGGTGGCGTTGCACTCAGAGGTCATGCACAAGGAAGTGCTACAGCACTATACGAGGTTGGATACACCGTGAAGGAAGCGTGGGGCGAGAATGTTCCATGCACTCACGTTCTATTCTTCGCCGCTTCTACGTCTACACGAGCGAGTTTAATATCGCGAATTTCTACGATCATGGCCATTACCGTCAACGACTGGCCGATATTTAAACCACAGGGGATAGTTGTGGTAGTTAACGGCGGGAAGAGTAATGTCCAACTCGAGTTATCTGCGGTGGCTCATGACGTAACTATTGCTGACTTCAATGGGGTCGTCCAGCTTTCGGCAAGCGCGAGGACTAATGGTGGAGGTTCTTCACTCGACTTTGGTGCTGCTACTAAAGCCGTTCGTATTCCTCCAACGATTCACGGACTCATAAATGTAAGTGGTGGAAACTCCTTCACCGAAAGTTACGCGTCGTCTAGCTCGATTGGCACTGGAGTCAACACGACAACGGGAACTATAAGTGGGTCCGCGACCGCGAATGTGTTGACAACGTCTTTCCCTGCGACGGCGGGACAATCAACCATTCCGACGAGTGGTAGTTTTGTTCACAAATTAAATGCCGAACCTTACCTCCCTGGCACCATTATGGTCCATGCGGAGGTGATAGACTTTGCAAATGTGGGATGACCCTTTAGATCAGAACGGGGACGATGAAGCTGCAACGGCGTTACTAAACTTCTATCGTCGGAACATTGAGGCACGACCTCCATTTCAACCAAGGCCAAGGTTCGAAGTGCAGACGGACGTACAGATGTTTGGTACCCATGAGATGCGTCCGCTTGACCCACCAAAGGCTGCACCATCGGTGGAAGGGGGAGCACTGCAAACAAACTTCCCTCAGTCCTTCAACTGGCTCCCTGTTGCAGTTGGGTTTTTTGGGGTGTGGAATAATCTCACTTTGTACGCCTATACTCCTGACTTTAGTGCTCAATACGCTTTTAACGGTACCGTTACCGTACCTGTTGACACCGCTTTTTACACGGCTTACTCTGGTGGAATCGCAATAGGGACAGGAACTCTTTTTGGTCTCTTTGCTTTTGACGCTGCATCTTACAACATGGTCAATGGCATTGCCGACCCTGTTAGTCTTTTTTGTAATACTCCTAGCTTTCCCGGTGCCACCAACTATGTAGGGGAAATCTACCTTTCGGTTGGTGATCCATCCCGTCCAAGCTATCGTGCACCTAACAGCAACAATGTAATAGGTCAAAACTTTTACGACCAGCTCTTGCGATGAGTACTCAAACTAGAATAATGCGGACGGACACGGTGATAACGGACACCCAGATCACTATAACATCCTACTTCCAAAATAGTGTGTTGCGAGACTTCGTCACCATTGGTGCTGGTGAGGACACTAATAGTGGTAATACATTCATCGCCCACAAGAACGCGTGTAAAGGCGTAGCCCCAGCGGCAACGGCCCCATCCTGCACCGCCTCTCCTATCGGTCAGTGGGTTTTGTCTAAGGTTAGTTCGACCCCGGTAACGGTGACTGGTAAGAACGAGGTTATTGCCGTGCCGACTGGAAACGCAGGAGTGTTACTATTTAGCCTCACTAACAATGACGGAACGGACGTTGAATACTCCAAGAATGGGGGTACGTGGACGGCGTTTACTAATGGTGTAACCATAACATTAGTCAATGGAGATCAGTTAAAGCTTCAATGTAACGGTTTACCTTCTGGTGGTTCTTGCATCGGGTCTGTGATTGACAACTCTACGTCAATGACCCTAGACCTTTTCCAATTTAAAAACCCGTCATAAACCTATGCCAACAGTATCAGTATCACCATTCTTTCCACAAACACAGCTTGGTCCAAGTCGAATTATCTACACTCCCGTGGACGATATTGAGCGACGATTACGTCTTGCTCAGTTGAGAAAGTTGGAGTTAGAACCAGAACAGGAACGTCGACTCTTCTTGGAAGAGCAACGGCGATTCGGTATAACAAGTGCGCAGGCTGAACGTCGTCTTGCTGAGGAAGAACGTCGTCTTGCCGAAGAAGAACGTTACCACGGTACCGAAGCCGGACAGGTTGAGGAAACACAAAGGCTTGCACGTGAGCGCTTAGCCACTGAAACCGGACAGTTTACTGAAGCACAAAAGCTCGCACGTGAACGACTAGCTCAAGAGTTGACTCTTGGTCAGCAAGGGCACCACGCCGCGGTGGTCGATACGTTGATGAAGACGTTACCTTATCTTGGGACGACGCCGGAGAACATAGGACAGATTGCGTCGCAGGTTTTAAAGGAGAGTGGTTATCCGCAACTTGCCGATTCATTTGCTACGTTTCACGAGGGAGAGTTGGCGAAACAGGTTGCAAGAGCATCAGCGGCGTACCAAGCCGCCTCTCCTAGACAGCGTGAAACCTTATTAAAGTCTCCTCAATACCAGGGTGAGCTATCCGAACGAATTAAGGCGTCGTTGCCAGAAGACCTTCGAGCAGGGTTCAAACCTCCAACTACGGCGGGGACGACGACTGACGAAACGATTCACGGTCCTGTTTTTGGGTATCCTTACGGGTACAAAACCTCAGGACCGGGTCGTTGGGTTACAGCTCTGACTGCAAGTCCGACGCCACCTATGGGTGCGCCAACGCCAGCTCCTGCGGTTGCAGCACGTCGCAACGACCTCTTGTGGGGGTTGTTGTCACAACCAAACCCTTCGTTGTCGCCAAACCCTAATAATTCGGTCACATCTTATTGATCCGTAATAATCATTTTTTTGGGAATTACTTGTGCCCCTTTCGTACAGAGACATTCGTGACATCTATGACACTGAAAAGGACCTAGGACTTGTAAAGGAGTCCCTGCCTGAGTGGAGTCAGAGGATGAACACTCAGACAAGCTCGACAGAGTATAGCGAGGGTCTTAGAGATAACTGGTGGCGTCGGTGGTCAACTGCGGCGGACAAAAACTTCTTCGAACCAATCGGTTCGGTCACGTCGGAACCAATAGGACGGCAGATTGGTGGGATATTTGGTGGGGAAAAGGGTGAGGAGATTGGGGCTAGGATTGGACGAAGCTTGCCGAGGACGTTGACGCAGACTGTTCCGGTGATTGCGGCGACGGCTTTGTCGGGTGGTAGTGCTGCAATACCGTTTATTGGTGCGGCTGCAACGGGTGGCCTATTCGGTGCCCAGACCCTTGCCGAGACTGGTAGTGCCCCGGCTGCGTTAGTTTCTGGTGGAGTCGCCGCTGCACTCCCTAGCATCGGGGGCGTGGGTGAGAAGATCGCGGCACGCACGTTTGGAGAGACGTTTCTACCAAAATTCATTGGTTCTCAAGTCGCACAAACCACTGCACTTCAAGCACAGGGGCTTGCCGAGTCGGCTATTTTAGGTCAGCCATATGACCCGATGTCGGCTGAGTTCTGGTCACAACAGATTCCGTTCACTGTCTACGATTTAGTGGCGAGGACGGTAGCGAAACCTGTGCCTGCGCCTGTGGCTGGTGCTGCCAAGGTGACACCACCGACTCCGAAGTACGAACCTCGCGTCCACACCGCCGAAGAGGACGCTAACATCGAGGCGATGTTGGCAAAGGTGACGGATGCATACACATCCCCGACCGCATCGCAGGTCGATAAAGAGGGTGCGCTTGCGGCTGCAGGTGCACTGGTTCAAGACCCTACGAAGATCATTAAGTCGTCACGTTCAGGGAAGGTTGAACCGATGGTGTCGGTGACAGGGTGGATAAAGCCGAACGAGAATGGGAACTTGAAGATGTTGGTAAAGTCGGCGCAGGGGTATGACGTTAGTGAGGTTCATGGTAACGTTTGGCTCAATGACAACGCGGACGCGACTCTGGAACAAAACCCGGATGGAACGGTCACGGTCACGACACCGAAGCGGTTTGTAAGTTCGAACGTGACGTCGCCACTAACTCATAAGAGTTTTGGACTTGATCCCGATAACCTTGAGTTGAAGGTGCAGCCTAAGAACTTGAAGGTGGGGTTGGCACCGGACGAGAGGCAGGTGTTGGAGACGAGCGGGGTTCCGTTTGCAGAGACTGAAGAAGCAGCCTTGAAGTCGACGGCGCAGAATATTGAGGACGCCGAGACGTCGATTGTTTCGACAAGGGAGGAAATTAAGAAGGTCCCTGAACGACCGGAAGAAGTCCACTCCATCCTCGTAACTCCAGGTAAGACGGTCGAGGACGTAAAGCCTGTAATAAAGAAAGCTCTTGACGAGGGTTTAACCCCAACTCAGGCCGTTGAGAAGGCACGGTTGATCGAGCAGACTCCCCAACTCGACCTCTCCATTTCCGAACTCGAGACCCAAAAGGAACGTGCTCGACGGATTGCTGCGGGGGTTAAGTTTGGTGGTGGAAAAGCCTCGACCCTTCTGGACTCAAAAGGTCGGCGCCTTGGAACCCCGGGCTCTGAGTTAGTCTTTGGTGGTGAGGTTGACGCACAAACATTCTTGGACGAGTACGAAAAGTCCTACCCTCACTTAGATATGAGGGTCACGTCTCGGGTTCTGAAGGGGAAGCGTCAGTGGTTCATTCGGGTTGAAGGGTTGAAGACCACACCTCTCATTGAGGACGAGGTGGATGTTGCCGCACCACCAGTTGATCTAAGACCCGCTGTTTCGAAGTATGATGTGTTGAGGAAGCTCGACGTTGCGGAGAGGGTTCCTGAAACGTTCGCGCAGTATTATAACGAAGACCTCGTGCCGGACGAACCCATCGACGCCGTAAGGAAAGCGCGGATTACACTCCAGCTTGGAGAACAGGGGTTGGAGAAGGTTAACGCCGCTCTACGCGCGGCTGACCTACTTCCGTTCAAGGACATGAACGACATGCGGACTCAGATGACGGAGTTGATGGAAGCTGCTGACTCTTTCAACAAGAAGTACACCAACTTCTCTATGGGTTCCAAGTTCCCTGTGTTCAACCCTGAAATCGCTACGAGGGTTGGAGTCTTTCGTAACGGTCAGTTATTGGAGGACGGGTTCCCTGCGTTCCTTGAATGGTTTGTTAACTGGAAAGAGAGTGGGTTTGCAGGGAAGCTTGTCGATGCGGTGAGAAAAGCCTATGACACCTCACCGATCAAGTTGAAGTTTGATGCGGGTGATAAAATGTCTTACTCTCACATCGACCGTGATATCAACGTTGACTGGCTACCGGCCAGCGAGGAGGAGTTGGGTAGGTGGGCGTTGGACATGGTTCATGAATTTGGTCATGACACCATTAGGGAGTTGTTAAAACGAACTGACCCAGCCGCGATGCAGTTCAGGGCGACATTGATAGAGTCGATTGAGGCTCTAAAAAAGAGTCCTTTGATTCCACCCGAGATTAGGTCCAAGTTGCATCACTCCAGCGAGATGACCAAACGCCTCTACGGGAGTGGTACTGTTAGTGATTACCTTAAGAGGTATATAGAGTTGACTGGTGACAAGAAGGGAGAGTGGGTACACATCTTCTACGGACTCTCTAACGAGGATGAGTTCGTTGCACAGATGTTTGGGTCACCTAAGATGGTTGGTCTAATGGCACGAACCCCAATGCCACGGCGGCCGGTGAGTATCTTACAGTTTCTATCGAGTGTGTGGAATAATTACTTTGGTGGAAGGACCGACACGGATAACGTGCTTGCGCAGGTGCTTAGCCACTATGATAATTACCTCGCAGGAAAAAGAATCCGACCAACGAAAGAAGGGATAGTTGCGTCACCACAGCAACCGTACTCGGGATACAACTTCATTCGTGATAGTCTTGTTGCGACCGGAGTGCGACCGGAGGCGTTGACCAACCGGATTCACGATATCGTAGAGTATTTCAACACGGGGGACATGACGCACCTTCTCAACGGGTATCAGAGGGATTCGGACGCGAACGTGCTTCCTGCGACGGAGATGGGAGGTGAGATACACCCTGAGATTACGAAGGCGTTGACGACCGGCACGGTGCAGGACGTGGCTGCAAGGACGGTTAATTTACTAATGGCCGACGTCTCTATGCATAGCGACCTTCTTGCACGACTAAAACAGGACGTCGGTATTGCGACTAAACTTTACACTAACATCCAGCAAGGTTTGGTACCCGGAGAGTTACCACCTAACGCCTTCGGTTTTATTCGGACGGCGCAGTCGAAACTTGCTGCTATGAGTCGGTCGCTTGATCGACAAGGAAGGGATATCACAAGGTATAACGATCTATCAAACTTCACGATCAGTGGCATGGAGCGGACGTTGGCGGGTAGGTTGACGTCGGATAGGTTGCCGGCTCCACCGGACCCCACGTCAATGGCGGCTAAGGCACGAGCAGCGTTGGGGTTGGAGGAATACGAACCTTCCGAACGGACGAAGGTTTCTCGCGCGGAGTTGGATGAGGGTCGGGCGACACGCTTCTTTAAGGGAGTACGGCGGTGGGGAATGTTCACGCAGTACTTGAAGGGTTTGATACCTGAAATCCGTCCGGCTTTCGACCATATCTCTCAGAACCAAGGTGAGTCCAACCTTCGGATGAACGAGCTTAACGTGGTTCGGAATACAGACCCCGTAACAAAAGAGGTCAGTCCAGTTATTGAGGAGGCTAACAGAAGGGTCTTTGCTAACAACACTCTAAGGCGTGTCGCATCGGACATCTTGCTCTACCGTCGTGAAGCCTCTAAGAGAGGTTGGCCAACGGAGTTAAGTGCGCCGTATATTAGGGGGAGGCTAGCTACCCTAAACGGGCCAGACCAGACGACGGTCACAACATACCTCAATTCAGTCCTACATGTGCATGACCACTACGTCGAGAACACAACGGCACAGAAGTACCTACCAAAGATAAACCTACTCGACACCGCACGGGTTATTGTAGGTCTTGAACCTGGGATGCGTGTGGCGGTGGGTGAGGACTTAGCTAAGACAATGCACGACGCATTAAACCTGCTTCCACAAAACCCGGCCTTGGGTCAACAGATGTTGAAGCAGTTGTCGACCAAAATGTCTGGCGACACGTTCCTGAAGGCGTTGGAGTTCTCACGTAATGTTCTGGCCGCATCACAGAAACATATTGAGTTTATGCGGGCGAACAAATACTACGTCTCGGAGCAGAGGCTCGATGGTAAGTACGGCCTTCGAATGATAACGGTAAATAATGAACCGTTTTTCCAAACCTACCCTTCACAGGAAGCCGCACAAAAACGAGCAAAGGAGTTGGAGAGGTTGGGGTATAAGTTTTTGGAGTTCGTTCCAAAGAGCGACGCGCATCTTGTGGGCGGATTGACTGACGCCTTTTTGAATAGTGTTCGTGAACTCGACCAGCAACGATCCAACCAGCTTGAGGCTGCATTCAAAGACAAGCCAGAAGTTCTGGAGGCCATTCTTCCAGCGGTACAGCGGGCGAGGGACTACGAAGCTTCACGTATGTCCTTCGCTGCTGTGCCGGGTGCCGGCTTTCCTGGTATTAGATTCATCGCTGGACGTGAGGAGATGGATATGGTTCAGAACGAGTATCTATCTTATTTGAAGTTCAACAACTGGATGCACCACCAGCTCACTCGGTCACAGTCGCGGCTGGACCTATTGGAACCGGAACTAATGGCAAACAGGGCTGCGACCAAAATTGTCCAGCAGCACGTTGACAACTTCCTCAAGCCTGACAACCAGATCGCCCGTGCATTGTCGGAGATTACGTTCAACTGGAAGTTGGCGTTTAATTTTGGTGTGAATTTCCTACACGGAATACAGGGCTACACGACGGGTATGACGTCGTTGATTTCCGAGACCGGCGGCGTTGGTGACGCATTCAAATACACCACTCGTGCACAAAAGGCTATTCTCCAGCGGGTCACATCGGGGAAGTGGGAAAGTGACGACCTACGGTGGTTGGCAAACATAAGTTCGGGTGAGGGAATTCGTGGGTTTGCCTCGTGGGACTCGGATATCGGAGACAAAACTCGAGAGTCCGTACTCAATGCCAACACTCCTCCATGGATAAAACCAGTGGAGAAGTTAAAATGGGCTGCACGATCCTGGAACGGTATGTTCTTTAAGTACAACGATACACTTGGTCTAGTGGCTGCGTTCATGCTCGGTCGGGAACGGGGAATGGACCATGTAGAAGCGTACCAATTCGCAAAGGACGCCAAGGAACGAGGATATTTCACACCAGGTAAGGCAGGAAGACCGGTGGGTCAGTGGAGCGCTGCAACCAGAGCGGTTCCACAACTGATGTCGTCGCTGCAGTCGTACGTGCAGAGTTGGTTTTCGTTACTCGCATATAATTATATCCGGGGTTTTGGAAGAGCACCAGCTGATTTGACCCGAGCACAGATCGTTGGTGCAAAGAAGGCGTTCTTATACCAACTAGGCGCACAAGCTGTGCTTGGTGGGGCACTTGGACTTCCTGGTGTGGGACAGGGAATGGCGTTGACGAAGCAATTCACTGGGATCGACGTTATGGGCTGGCTACACCAACACCTTTCAGACCTCTTCAACGAGGACCAAGACGGCGGTGGTATGATGACCACTCTTGCACTTCACGGTCCAGTCGCTGCGTTCACTCCAGTCGACCCGTCTGGGCGTCATATGCCTAGTATCCCGTATATCGGAGTCAGTCCCTACAAAGGGTTCGACATCGCTCAACTCGCAGGCGCACCAGTTAGTGGAGTTAGCGACTTTGTTAAGGGTTTAATGGCGGCGGCGAAGGGTGACCTTGAGGGCGCGTCGAAGATACTTCCAACCGCGCTGACTGGACCCTTCGAGCTATTTAGAGGTGACGGAGCGGAAGTGCGGGACCGGGCTGGACATTTAATCACCACGATGACGCCGGCAGAGAGTTTCATTACGGCGTTGGGAATGAAACCGTCAAGGGTCACTCAGTTGAAGGACGTCAACACAGCCGCGAAAGAGGCGTCAACTCGTGCGACCAAAGAGAAATCCGACCAAATTGTTAAGATCGCCCGGACCTTCACCACCAACCCAGCCGATGCCCGCACCCAACTCTTGCAGTATGCACAGGCAAACCCACAGGAGGACTACGCAACCCTCACAAGTTCGGTTGCACACCACGTCGCCGACATGACGATTCCTTATGATTACCGACGTCATGTTAATGCGGGTGCAGACCTTATTGGTCTCGGTACTAGACAACCTTCTTCGGAGGTTCAGCGTCGTCAGATGATCTACCAGACCCAACTCTCCTTAGGTGCCCTACCGCGTCCTAATCCCGCTGCCGACCGTGAGGCACAGGACATTGACGAATTACTAGACTCCAATCCGTCGATGACTCGTCAACAGGCCGTCAAAGCTACACGTCATATTAAGCGTCGTCGATCTGCGTTAGTGGAACCAAATGGTTACTGATCTCTCGTCCAAAGTTGTCTGCTTCGTCGACAACGGACTCTTCGTAAGCTTCGCCCGTAGCGTTGCTCCTGCGTTTGCGAAGGCTTACTATTACTCTCCTTGGCAGGGTGCTTTTCCAAAAAATAACCAAACTAGACTTGGAGAAGGATTCAGTGAACTCGAACGGGTTCGTTATCCCCTTCTCATCGCAAACGAAATAGATTTGTGGATAGTAACGGATATCTTTTTTGCTGACTTCCAACTGTTCCTTGAGGAACGCGGGGCTAGGGTATGGGGTCCACGTCTTGGTGAGGAACTTGAAACAGAGCGGAGAGACTTCTACGATTACTGTAAACGTAACTCTATCACAGTTCCAAAAACCGAGTTTATCACCGGCGTCGAGAACCTCAGAAAGTACCTTACCGGCAAGAAGCGATTGTGGGTCAAGCTCGTCCATGGTTATGAGCGCGGAAATATGGAGTCGTGGATATGGAAGGACGAGCACATTTCATCGACGAGGTTAGATCAGGTGGTGTATGACCTTGGAGCGTTTGGACCAACGACGGATTTCGCGGTGCAGGATGAGGTGAAGGACCCGGTTGAATTAGCGGAGGACATGTACTGTGTGGACGATCAGTTTCCTCAAACCGTTATGCATGGACTTGAGATTAAAGGTCTTGGACTCATTGGAAAGGTGAAGCCGTACTCAGATTTACCCAAACCTCTCAGAGATGTGAACGCGAAGCTTGCACCCATTATGAAGAAGGATAGGTTTAGGGGGATGTTCTCGTTGGAAGGTCTCTATACGAAGGATCATAAGTATTACGTCACCGATCCTTGTTGCCGCCTTGGGTCCCCTAGCAATGAACTTCTTCAAGTTATTTTCAAAAACTGGGCTGAGATTTTCTGGGAAGGTGCGGAGGGGAGATTGGTGGAACCGATTCCGACGGCGAAGTATGGGTTCATTGTAATGGTTTCAAATGAGCAGTCTGACAAGATTTGGCAACCGCTCGAGTACCCGAAGGAGATTGATAAGTGGGTAACGTTGCGGTTCCCTTACGCTTTGAATGGTCAACGATTCGCAGTACCTCAGGGTGCTTTGACAAATCTCGCAGGAGTTGTTGGAATTGGGGACACTCTGTTAGCGGCAGCGACAGCCTGTGCCGATCACGTGCACCAAGTAGACGGACACTTACTTGAGATTGCTTTGGACGCGATGAATAAGTCCCTGAACGCGATTGCACAGTTGGAGGATTACGGGATTAAGTTCACTGAGGACCCTCTTCCGACGGTGGATGAGATGGAGGAGTTGTCGAAATGAACTTTACGAGGTCGTTGTCGCTGTAGCGTTTCATTGAATCGGGCGTACCGATGATGTCACCAAAGACTCCGTTGCGGGAAACGGTCCGTTGGGCAAGACGACCGACTCCGATTAAGTGGCTGATAGTATCGCGGAGTTCACTGAGCGACGTCGCTTGATCGAAGAACAGAGCTTCGAGCTTTTTGCGTGGAAATGGGCGGTCGTAGGCTTCGAGCATACGGAGGATTTTCACAGCCGCTTCCGCGTTCGGATTGATTCCAGCACCCTCGAACACTCTCTCAAGGTTCTTTTCAAACGGAAGGAGGAAGTGGTTTTCGACGAAGTCTAGGTGCTGTTTCGTTATGATACAGTTTTCCAGGTCCTCGGAAAGTGACGTCAGCATCGCCGTCTTAAATAGGATTTCGTGCTTGGTGCTGTAGTATCCTATGGTCGCGGGAGTGGAGACCTCGGTTAGGTTGGTGCTCAGCTTTATGTACCAACTCTCGTACCACTTAGCCGCCTCGTCGTTCATAAAGAACTCACCCGCGAAGGACTGCATTTTCTTTCCCCATACAATACATCGTTGTTCGGCTTCGAGCTGTTCTTTAGAAAAACCCGGCCACGGGATTGGAGTACCACGGGTTCCGTAAACAAAGACCGTTCGACGGGCGAAGCCGCCTGTGAGGATGTTCATCTTTAGAAAACCCTTGAGCATCTCAGGAGTGAGACAAGCAAGCAGAGTAATGTAAGGACCGACAACCAAATCAGAACCCTGCCCTTTCGTGTCGCAGTCGTATACCTTTTCGGTGTACACAGTTGTAAGGAAGTCCAACATACCAACAGGATTAACACTAATAAACTGGGTAAGCTCGGTGGCAAAGATGGCATATTGGTTATATTCCTCTAGGCGGTTCTGGTATGAGAAGTGTCGTTTACCGGCGAACTTTTCCTGTGACATGGCCTTGGCTATAAATTCTTTCGTCGCTGCCGCAGCAGCAATAGGACAGCAGTTGACTGCACGGATAACGTCCTTTGCTCGGTCGAGAGCAGAGGATTTCTTGACACCCGGTGCACCAACAAGGACGACGTATAGGTTGGGGTAATAGGTTATTGGACCTAGCCGAAACCAAAACCTCCGTCCAGCAAGAACAGATAACGACGATAAGCAACACCACTTGTGGTAGTCGACCGGAGATTCTGTGTTGGAGGTGAGAAGGAGATAGTCGGATATGAAGCTCACATGACACAAAGAAATGATGGGTTAAATGGAATACCGTCAGCGGTAAGGTTGAGGTAGCGAATTTTGACTAAGCGACCAGTAGGAGGGTGAGCCATGAACTCAACTCGTTCTTCGTCGGTGAAGCCGGTGCCGACCTTAAAGGTAAGCCCACCCACTCCACAGCTCAACGCACCAATTCCTATGTCGGCCTTGCCTTCACCCTGAGTGACACCAACGCATAGGAACTCTCCATCTTCCCAATGCTTGTACTTCCACAAGTTCCTCGATCGGAACTGCGTTGCGGTACCGTTGCGACCGATATGCTCACCAAACTCATAAAACCCGTCTGGCCGGAGCATAATACCTTCATATCCAGTGGCGGTGTAGAGGTTGAAACTCTGGTCTAACGCGTTTCTATCATAGGCGTAGTTCGTTGGAACGGCTTTAACGTGTGGCAGTCCAGCCGCGACGAGACCGTTATACACCTCAAACCACCGATCGGAGAACGTGCGTTTCGGGTCGACGACGTCGAAAACGTAGAAACAAACCTGCGGGGTTTTTGGCGTCACCTCCAATCTATTCACTGCGATCGCGGAGTTGATGTCTTGAAGACGCCAACCGTGGACGTAGAGTTCACCGTCGAGGATGAGGTCACCGAGGTCTATTCCGTGCAACTCGTTGGTTAGATGTCTAAGAACCTCTTCCCTCCAGAACTTCTCGTCTCTTGACTGAAACACCCCTTTTTGGTATAGTGCCCTCACCCCATTAAGTTTAGGCTGCACATAACACGGATACGACTTATACTTCGGACCTAACGTCCTTGCTAGCATTGGTTTCATATTGTTCCCTCCGTCAACTCTCCCCAGCTCCTGCCATACTTTCCTTCTTGTGGTATTATCACGGTTGTTCCTGCGATCTGTATTGGGTTGTTGAACCATCTCCGTATATTTTCGATGGACCAATCACGATCAGATTTGGCAAACTGTCCGATAAGAGCATCGTGCACTTGGTGCAACGGTTCGACTCGAAGTCTTGTTCTACCTTCCCTTTGAACTCTATTTTCTGGATCAGTCCACATCCTGTGCAGCGCCAAGTTAGTGACATATGTTGTGTTTGCTTGAGGTTCGTGAGCTAGAAATTCTTTCCACGTTTCGTGGTCCGCCGAGACTTGACGCGCTTTCGGGTCGAATGACTTTCTGCGGCCAAAGAAAGTGCGCGTATGGCCTGATGCAGACGTGAGATTACGGCCCTCAAATACTTCGCGCTTCGCCCACTGATGCCACTGGTATAAGCCAGCGTAACGGATAAAGTAGAGCCGCTGTAACGCGGCACAAGTCTTAGCATCAACGTACACGGCACTCCCTGTAACCTTGTACGAATCAACCATGATTTGGTTTGATACAGTTGCTTCTTGGACACCGTAGTTCGTTGCGTGCTGAATCCGTTTACAGGCGAAGTAAAGCCAACCGTCGTCGTCGACGGCCTTGCAGCGGTCCGACAATTCTTGTCGGGAACATTTGGTAATTTCGTGGCCGTGCTCATACATTAATGCAACGATTCGGGCAGGTTTAAGTCCGAAGATATAGTCGTCCCACATGGTTGAGTCTCCGTGGTGAAGGCAATGAGCAGCGACCGTCCATCCATCAGCACCACTAAGGTCGCATTGAAACATCCAGTGGTCATCATCTGCCAGATAAAGTTTACGCAGCTTCTTAGTGATAGTCTGCAGGTTCGCACCCGAACCCGTTGGGCTCGTGTAACAAGTAAGTCTCCCAGTCTCTGTGCCGACAAGATTGTACCCGCATCGCACGCGACCGTCAGGATCGGTTTCAATTTCCAACGTTTCTGCAAGGCTTTCAAGTCTTCGGTGAAGCAACACATCGGATAGGAATGGGTCATGTGGAAATTTCTTTTTGAGTTTTAACAATGCGTCGACATCTGTCGTAACTTTCTTTCCAGGTCCCCGACCTTTATACATCTCCGGGTAACCCTTCTGCGTGTAAAGAACTTTCTTGAGTTTGGTTGCCGAGATGCTGCCCTTAGCACCCAACATGCTAAGTCCAGCACTAAGCTGGAGACGAGAACTGGACTCTGACATCGCACACTTAACGTTAGCAAGCTCATCTTTGGCGAGTACAGAGTCGTAGCGTATGCCTCGAAGTTCCATATATAATAAGGGTGATAGGAGTGACACGTTAAAGTTATAGTGCCTAGCCCCTTCACCTCTAATCGCTGCGTCCTGTGCGGTACATGCTTCGATCGTGACACACGCGTCTCGGGCGCAGTAACGTTGGAGTGTTTCGGAGTCATCGACTTTACGTTCGAATTTATAGTATGGTTCTCTTGTCCAAATGGACGCCTGTGTTGCTAACCCCTTGGGAAGTTCGGGATATACTTCCCACGACTTAAGCATAGTATCCTCCACCACGTTTCGAATAAGCATATGATAACCATAAGCTAGGACGAACCTATCGTAAAGGGAGTTTTGTAACACTTTTGGGACATCAGCACGGTAAAGGACTCTTGAGAGACTTCTATATATCCGTCCTTGACTCTCCTCCGAGTACTTTGACCAAGCAATGGTGAAACCGTAACCACTCTCCCTTGAGCACGCGCAGCAAGGAAATGCGTCAAGTCCCCCTTCAATGTCGAAGGAGAGCAGTACTCCAGCAGGCCAGGTATCGAGACGGACACAGATGTCATCGGCGGTTAGGTTGATATCGAGGGTGCGTTGTGGTAGGCTGATGCTGGAAACTTCCGCTTCCTTACGGGCACGTAAGGCGTCAAATCGTAATAACACCCACTGCTTGTACTCTCGTAGAACCGCGGCGGGGTGGATGGCGGGCACAACCTTACCATAATCTGTCGCAATGATACTTCCCCGCCACGAGGTAATTCCAGTTCGTGAAGTGAGGAACCTAAGGGGCGTATTTCCAAGGGCGAGTATTGCATTAGGTAGAAACGAATCCAGTTCATCTTTTAACTTCTCCCATCCTGCGAGGACTAGATGGTGGCCGAACCCCCAGTTCTCTATTTTGTTGTCAGGTGGACGAAAGCGACATATATTACCCACGAGACAAGCACTGCGTAAAATACCAACAGAAGAAAGTATGCTGTCAAGCAGCCGACCGGAGGCCCCCACGAACGGACGTCCATAAGCTTCTTCCTCCACCCCGGGCGCTTCACCGATAATGGCGAGGCGGTAGGAGACCTCGGTGGTGGGGAATTCGGTCGGAACCTCCTTGGTAGGTAGAAGGGATAGAACCGACGTTTCTGAGAGTGGGTCGTCCATTTCATTGAGGGATTACAGATTTCATTGCGTAGCGCCGTTGGATTTGGCGAATGACCGCGGAGCGGCCGGTGTCGTCAAGATCATAGAAGTCAACCTCCTCGGCTTCGGAGTTTTGGTTGTTACGATACCGATGGATTCCAGCGATTCGTAGACATTTCGTTCCGACCTCGGTGAGCCAGATAATGTAGGAATCACCTTCATACATTAGAGGTAGTCCGGGTAGAGTGCGGCGGCTCATTTCTTATACACATATTTCCAGAAGCAGATGACGTCGACGATAAGAACTAAAAGGATGAGAGTAGATACAACAAGGTGCGCGATTTCTAGTTTCATACAAACTCCACATTAGTTCCGTGGAGCAGTGCATACGCGGCCTTCACGTGTTCTAGTCCACGGTTAAAATGTCTCATGTTTATCTCTACTCCGAACGGAACAAGTCCGCAATTAATGGCCGCACGACAAGCAGACATCTCTCCACAAAACGGGTCCAGAACCTTTTGGCCGGTAAAGGCAACGGCTGAGTAAATCCACTTCCAGAGTTCGAACGGCTTCGAAAAAGGGTTGTTGTACAGGCGACGCTCCGCTGCGAAGTCTCCCATCCACACTGAAGAGGGTTGTTGGGAGCGGAGGACAGTTGACTCATCTCTACGTAGAACCATGATACTTTCATAATTTTTGGTGAAGTTGTATTGCGCGGCTGAGTTACGACAGGCGGAGGTTTTATACGCTATCAACGGCCAACGTTGAACTTTCCAACCGATCGCTTCCGCGGTTGCTTGAAGATACTCATGCCAGTCGAGGTCATAGAAGAACACACAGAACCCACCCGTATCGACCAACCGAAACGCCTCTTTCAGGAATGGTTCCATCTGCTCGACGTTCTGTTCAACGTCGTGCTCGTGCTTCACGTCCTTTATGTTGACCATCGTATCTAGATTGTCCATGTCGATTCCGTAGGGGATGTCGGTAACGATATGATCGACCGAACCATTAGGGAGTTTTGGCAACACCTCACGGAAGTCTCCGCACACAAACATCCGACTCAATGGAACCGTCGGTGCAACGGGAATCGAACCCGTGAGGGGTGGCATAGTCCGTCCATCCTTCGCGCCTGCTGCACCGTCGCCGGCAAGGTCGATCTTGAGAGTGTCAAGGAAACTTGTTAGTGACGTCCGAGATGGTGTCGCCCGTAACTGCATCTCGGCTAGCGCCGCGTCCTCTTTGCGCTTCACGACGAGTGCGATGGCGTCGGACATATTCTCACACCCGATGATTTCCTTATCCCCACGACGAATTAGTTTCGCCAACATGATTGCGTTGCCGACCACGGAGAGGCCGTAGCCTGGACCAAGAATCGTAGCGGTCTGTTTATACCCCCATTTCATGTCCACCTCCTTCTTCAAGTGGTGGATATCAGCGACCTGTAAAACTTCTTCGTGCCACTTCGTTCGAAGCGAATAAAGGTTCTCATCCAACTCCGCTTCCTTACGTTGATGTTCCGGTACCTCATCCTCCCACACAAACCCTGGTCTTTCTGGATTCAACGTCGAGCCGTGAAATACTTTGGTAAAGCCAAGCTCCGTAAGGGCGCGAATCCTCCGTCCGCCCGCTACAAGCTCCGTCTTTTCCATAGATCGAGCTAATACTATGCAATGGATTAGACCGACGCGTTTGATACTGTCTTTGAGGCCGCTGAGGTCGCCGTATTCTTTACGGTAACGTTCACCGATATAGATGTTAGAGATGGGTAGTTCAATCATGGCGACGAAATTCAAAGACCATTAGGTCGGATTGAAGGATTTTGTGTCCGATAAGGCTGACCGGCTTCCAGGGACCGGGAGTTGGTTTACGAACCTTTCGAGGATGTTCTTCAGCGAACGACATTGAGTGTCCACACGAGAAGTAATATCCGGGACAGTCGAATCCATCACCGTTTAGGTCGATATGCCGGACCTCGTCCCCCTTTTGTCTTAAATCACCTGCTTTTAGTTTTAACATAATTACGACAGCGGGTTTTCTACGGCCGTCCTGTCAGCGCCGGAATTGTTACGTGTTAAGTACCGGACCTACGACTTGCTTGTCCATCTCGCGGTACGCTGCTGCGAGAGCAACGTTGACACCACGCTTCTGTTCACCGATCTTGTTTAGCTTCATCCGTATTTCCACCTCTTGAGTGGAGAGTGAGGACAGATATTGTCGGTTGAAGGCGATGATGTCGGCGAGTTCCTGGATACGCTCTTTGCGGACCGGAATCGAAGTCTCCTTTTTCGACTTCGGAGTCTTCTTTGGTTTCGACTTCACGTCGTCACTTTCCTTATCCGTCGCACCTTGTTGGAGCGAACCCCACTACCTTCTGGGTATTCGCTGATGTAGACGTTGGCAACGACTCTGCGTCCCAACGATCCCTCGACTACGGCACGGTTGAATATGGGACGTGTAGCTTTTACCGTCCCAAATATCGCGTCCATCGCGGCAGCGATGTTGCGTTTGAACCCTTCTGGGTCCGTGCTTGTGTCGGTTGGTTGTAGTGCGATGTTGTTGACAAAGAAGGTTGCAGACGACATCTCTCTACCATCTGTAGCCGTAACTGGATCAACGGTTTTCAACGTCAGGTTCCAGTTGTGGCCTGTACGTGCTTTGTTTGGTTCAACCGCCGAGGCTGTGATCTGACACTCATAATCCCCATCACTGACGAGGGGCATAGTGGTGTCAACCCCTGCCATTGGGATTGAAACGTTTAATGGGTCTTCCATTAGTTTGTTTTTTCTATTGTTGGTTGTTGTGGTTGTTGGACAGGTACGACTGTCGGCGGTTCTGGGGAAATCGTTGCGACGAGTGCGTCTTGGGTGAGGACCGCAGGAAGGGTCGAGAACTCGGACGAACGCTTCAGGTGTTCTTGACGGACGTTGCCAAGCATTCTGACGTTCCAAGTGTGCTTATGGGTGAGTCCTTCCTCGTTCACCTCGCATCGCCAGACGTCCGAGAATAGAACTGGAAACTTCTCTCGAATGGAACCATCGACGGCGATCTGGTATTTGTAGATTCCGTCGGACTCATCCCGCTCCTTGTTCTCGTGGGCGATCATGATGAGTTTCTTACCTGACTGTCGGAGCTGTAGGATTATGGACTTCCATGTGATCACCAAATCTCCCCACTGTTTGAACCCTTCGAGGCGAACGTTAGCGTCACTAGTTGCGTTACAGATACGGGCCTTGATGATGTCCTCGATGAAGGTTGCTGAGTCTAGTATGATGACGTCGACATCCTTGGACTCTATTGCGGCTGAAATCTTGTTCATCATCCTTGGGTACCGCAGAGCAGGCGGGACGGGTTTTCCATCCTCGTCCGGAGTGGCCGTGTCGAAGCCGACGATATTGGATGACTTACATATTTTCTCAAGGTAGTCTTTTCCTGATTTGAAGTTCAGATCGGCTACGAATACATACGACTTCGGCCAGAGTCGCATGGCAAGAACCGTCTTGCCGACGCCGGCACCACCAGTAATAAGGATCGCGGTACCGAGATTAGAGTTGAATGATTTAAGTGGTTGCATTAGTGTTCGTGCATTGGGTTCCAAGTTACGTCACGATATAATTCCGACGCTAGGTCGTCCGCACGCTGGTGACGGGGCAGCGCACAGTTCTCATGGTAATCACAGGAGGGACACGGACTCTTAAACGACAACGCAACTTGTGGAAAGAAACCGTTGACAAGACATTGAATAAACGAGCTGACGTGAGCTTTGATATTGTCCTCGAACTCAGCGATCAGATCGGGATTGTAGAAGTACGTTCGACGATTGTATTCGGTTCCTTTACCAGTCTTGGTCGGCACCCTCACAATCACTGCGTTGAGGATAAGTCCAGCGACCGGAACTCCAAGGAGTTTCTGTAGCGCCCAACAATAGCCTCTGGTTTGTAGAGATAATCTAAAGTTCTCCTCGAACTCTTGTCCACCACGACTCGAAGTCTTGTCGTCCATGACGAAGTATTGTCCGTTCTGCACAAGCGCGGAGTCAACTCGGCCGGTGTAGATCACATGGATGTTTCTAACATAGACATCAATGTTCCCAATCTTTATCCGTCGATTCACCGCGACTGTCATTAACGGAACCTTAAATGGCCGTTCAATAAGCGGTGCTCCGTCAGAATAGACCAGTTGCTCACGCAACCCATCCCCTTTGTAACGGACTTCATACTGTGCCATTACCTTCTCCATCATTTCACTGTTACGATGATCCGATGTGGAGCAAGGATACGACACGAAATGTTCTGCAATCTTGTCTGCCTTGAACCGTGCGAATTCCTCCGTGAATCCGATGATGAGACGTTTTGCGTCGAGCGCGTGAAAGAGATGCCCGAACGTCATAGCCGATTGATCGCGACAGGATTCGCGTCCTTTGACGGAATAGTTCTCCGCCTTACGGGGGCAGATCATGAAGTTAGATAATGAACTATAGTCCAACTCCATCACGTAGTCATCGGGATGGTCGGGGGACCGAGTCATCAACTCGCGCTTCGGCCAGTTGTTCCTCGCGGGGCCAACCGACGATACTGGTATAGAAACACTTAATGGGTCAAGCATGTTGTTTGCCTTTGCGGTAACCGCGTTTTGGACGTTTGGGTTTGGTTGATATACTCCGGTTCACCCAGTCTACAGGAGTGATACCCGACTTCAATAGTCGCGCATTACACGCGGCACGGAATAGGTCGGAGTTTATGTGTAGGACCTCTGGGAGTTCGGTCGATTCGAGTAATGGGAAACCGTTATGTTTTTTCACTTCCTTGTGAACGCAAAGTCCCTTCCTGTCTTACCACCGCTCTTGCGCTTCTGACTTAGTGCGGCTGCAACCGCCTGCTTATCCGCGGTTGCTTTACCGAACTTCTTTCTCGTCTTCTCATACGTTTTCCCTTTATGAAACTCCGATATGTTCGACGACACAACTTCTTTACTAGTACCCTTTCGGAGTGGCATGTTTACCTCCTCTACTCTCGGGGCTGTGTCTCTCTTGACGTCCCTTTTGATACTCATGTTCTCCGCTTCCAGGTTTGTGTACTCCGTGGACGGTATGATACATGCCAGGACCTTTCTTCTCTGCGTCGTGACGCATCAATTCCGCACCCTCTGGCCCGTGGGCCACTTGGTAGTGTCGTTTTAGTTCTTCTTTTCTACTCATTTTTTACTCCTTCTGTTCTAACTGCGCTAACAGTTCTAATGCTCTGTCTAAATTACTCTGCTTTCTTGGTTTTGGTGCGCCGTCCCCCTTTAGTGCGGCCTTTCGACTCTGGGCACTCGACCTTAGCGTCGAGCACCGCTTTATGAAGTCCACCAACTCCTCGTTCGTCATGTTGTGGACTAGAGTTTCCTCCGCTATTAGTGCTTCCAGCGGCGCATCTATCCACGAAAACGAGCCTGTTAAAGATGTCTTCGAGGACTGGGAAGGGGTCACTGAGTCCTCCTTCAATGGGTTCGATATTATGTAGTCGTTTGAGTTCATCTACGAATTTCTTAAATAGGTTTGATAGGATTTTGTCTTGCATACCGGCGAGATAGAATCGACGGGTGACAAAGACGTAGTCTTGAGCATCGACACGAGCGAGGATACACTTGAGGCGACGCTCCTTTGGGTAGGGATTGTTAAACATAGCATATTATATCAGTACTAACGAGCCGTCAGGACGGTTAAGCCTTTCGACATTTTCACGGGTTGGGAGCAGAGTAAGATCGGGTGGACGCTGAATCATAATGGGTCCGACGAGGCGGCCACGGGAAAGTAGAACCTCAAATGCTGTGATGTCCTCAAGTTCGAGGGTGGTGAACCGTAACGTGCTGTCGCTCACCGACTCTGTGCCGGTGAGAACAGAATTAACCTTCTCAGAGGTACCAATATAGACCTGCTCGTCGTCGAACTTGAAAATGACCTCGGAATACCACCGCATCAAATCTTCGTGGCTAATATCGTCGTGCTCAATTGGATACCTGAATGTAAGACACCCACGCATCGCGTCACGTGCTCTTGAGACAACGGAGATCGGTGCCATGTTGATCGGTCGATAAACATAAGGTCTTGGATGTTGTCGATACGCCGAGATTAACATATCACGGTATTTCAACCACGCTGGTAACGACGCCCTCGGATTTCCTGCCAGGTTCCTTGGCTGTAGTCGGTCTAGTTTCATAGGTCTAATAATTTCAGTGCGAGTCGCAGAGCGTTCTTAGGTTTCGGCTTTTGTCGTTCAAGTAGTCGTTGTCTTGCTGCGTCGCCATAGCGACCCTCCAAAATGTAGTGCTTAATACGTCGATCTGTTAGAACTCGACCTGCCGGATTATCGTTCCAATATCCGCTACGCATCGGGTTTCGTAATCAACCGCAGTCGCAGTCGTAAACATGCATCATAACCTGCCAAGAAGTAATCCCATGGTCCTTTCGACCTCAGTATTCTTCGGTCAAGCTCCGCCTGAAACGCTACCTTGCAGTGCTCTTGTAACTTCTTAATTTCTTCGTCTGTTAAATCTCTAAGTGTCATGATAGGTTTTCCCCGCCGCGAGAGTCCCTCCGGCCAGAGGCGTTTTATTATCCGCCAATACCTTTTTGGGCTTGGTGCCCTCTCGCGCTTCGCCAGTTACAGTCGAGCATTCGTTTGCACAGCCCTTGGTGGAACCTCTAGCTCCCTTTTGCACCTCTGTAATCAACTCGGCCAGCACAGGCACGGGGAAAATATTTTTCATACTCTAAAGACATGACGAACACGAGGGGAGTAGTTCTCGCCTTCACGATATGCATACTTGGTGTCGCATCCCTCTAATCGTTTTTGATCGTTCATCATGTCTTTAGAATATGCACCGATATTTGGGCGTCGGTGCCAGCGTCCCGTCTTTCTGAAACCACTAACGCAGGTTGCATATAAGGACTAACCATGTCTCGTTTGGACCCTGTGGGAATCCAAATTCATAACTCAAGTTTTGCCTCCGCTTGTCGAATTGCGATGTTCTTTAAGTGTCGTTGCAACGCCTGAACTCCTCGTGCGAGTCCTTCCAACGTTGGCTTACCGTCAGGGCCACGTTGCACGGTATACCCTGGCACGTTATCCTCTATATACTCGGCACTCTTAACCTCCCTACCCTCGGCAATAAACTTGTTCGCTGCGTCTATTGCGGCTTGTGAAATCTTACCACCGCCTGACGTCTGGATCGACTGATAGAACGGCACCTCTCGCGCCTTCTTCATCAACGTCGATTCAATCTCTCGTCGTAAATCCTTGTGCTCGTCCCATAGTTGACCAAGGTATGCGATGTCCGTTGGCACGACGGGTTTGTCGTCCGTCCCATTGTTCTTCTTTGGAAACCTCTCAATGAAACTCTTTGCGGTTTCACGATAGAGTCTCGGTAGAAAGTTTCTTGCAACGCAGTCCGAGTTAAATCCGTCCAGCACGCCGCCGGTAATACCAACCATCTTATCGCCTTCTTCGTAATTCGACGGCACTGGATGCGTGACCGTCACGTTTCCATAAAGCACGTCCGTCTCACGTTCCTTCATCTGTATCTACTCCTTTAAGTGGAATACTAAATTCTTCTGGTTCGGGGACGAACATAGTTAGAAAATGACAAAGCGCAGCATACAAACAAAACCTATTCATCCATTTTTTTGTCAATGCTGCCTGTGCACCGTCGCTAAACACTTTGTGAAGACGACTGATCTCTAGTGCTAGCGACGGCTCAGGCATTGGTTTACAGTGTCAGACCACCTGCTGACGTCTTCTGGGACATTGCGGTGAATGATCCACCTTCGAGTGGTGGTGGAGTAAACGAACTCATGTTCTCACGCCGCTCATAATCGTGGGTTGAACCTTCTAGCCAGTTAAAAATGGCTGTTTCTATCTCGGTTGGAGTAGCCGAACGGGGATCACCACTAAGGTCTTTCAAGTTCAGTATCGAACCATACGCTTCTGCTATCCGAGGTTCATCGTCAACCTTGACACAGTATTTCATATTTTACCTCCGTTTTGATGGGTTGGCCTTTGAGCAACTTACCATCATCACGGAAATTTGCAAGATTGTATAATGTAACAATCCGCCGATTCCGTAATTTTCATTTAGCAGAGGATCACGGAGCAGAGAATTTGACCTCGCTAAATCCTTCAAAGGTTATCTTGACCTCCTTCCAGTTGTCCGAGAATGGACGGTTGATGTATACCGACTTAACGATTGGGTTCTTGATATCGTCGGCAACATCAAACCTCACGGAATGTGTGCAATCCTTGTTTTTCTTTAGTGTTATTGTTGTTGGTGTTGTTGTCATGGTTTTTGCTTCATTGAAACCAATATATATTGGCTTCATTCCTACTGCTCTGAGGGCTTCGTCTAAGTTTATTTCACCGTTCATGTGTTGAGATGGTAATGGTCCAAGTATGCTTCTCTCCGAACTACGCGAATGTCGTCCTCGTTCAACGGCACCTCGCCGTGGTCTTCGTAGAACGCTCTTTCCAACAAACCTCGTCGGGCGTTGTCGGACCTGGCGTATTCAAAGTGGTGGTAAAGTTGTGTGCTGGTCCCGATAAACCCGCAAGCGCACGCTTTAAGTGTTGGGTGTAGTTTTTTGATTTTCATTTAAATCACGCTCCGATCCACTGAACCAGTGACCGTCGTCAAAGACTATCATTATCATGCCATAACCGGCATGGACGACTTTTCCCCACCTGCCATCGCGTAACTGCACGCGGCTGCCGATGAGTTCCTTATGTTGATACCTATTTGATGGTGGTTTCGTTGTCATAGATTTATCGTCGGGTTGTGGCTGGTTGTGGAACGTAAGCAGGCCACCGATCGTACGTTACGGTTCGTGGTGGTAGCGATGGGTCACGCGAAACGCAACCGATCGATAGAAGAACCAAAACGAGAAGTATGGACTTCATCGTTAAACCTTTCCCGTTCCGTGACATTTTAGGCAGGTCACGCCAAAGTGTTTCATTTTGCCAGTGCCCTCGCACCAATCACAGGTTCGCTGGCCTTTAACCCACTGTTCTCGTTGCCATATCTGCAACGCCGCGCCACCGCGCGGACATCTAACGGTTTTATTTTTGGTCATATTCCTAACATCTCCAATGCTTTTTGTAAAACGCTCTTGCGTTTTGGTTTTGGTTTACTTTCCTTCTCTTTCGACGTTCGATAAAGCGGGCCGGGTGCGCCTGAATTTCCACCCCAATGAAAGTTCTTCACGTGCCCGATAAGGGCGTCACCGTTTGGCAATAGGAACCACGCTTGAACTCCATCGGTTGCGATGCATGTCATCGTTGGAAACACCTCAAAGAACCCATCAATCTCACCAGCTGTTGGTGTGGTAGGTCTCCACTTGTCAAACTCTTTTCTACCAATCCACAACCCATGCTTCGCTACCAATGCGATTAGTGCGTCGCGGTTCTGTCTATCCACCTCATCGCGCTCTATGGTTTCGAATTCGGTCATGACTTTGGTTTTCGTTTCCGCGCTGGTTCTAGCTTATAGGTTTTCTCTCCCACGACTGCGGGGATACCGGGCCAGAACTCGTAAAGGTAAATCCTTCTCTTGTCGCCAGAATTGTGTGTGATCGACGGGTTGATAATCTTCGCCAAACAATACGAGGCTTCGCCCGTTTTATTCTTTGGACCGATCTCGCCGACGACCGCTGGACATTCAACATTGGTTTCAAGGTTCGTGAGGCGCGCCTGACATCCCATCACGACTCCTTTGACCATCGAGCGAATCTGCGGTGGGATAACAATGTATTTATCCACGTCCGCATTGAGATACTTTCCACTATTGTAATATGCTGTTTTCGGTTGGTAATGCGGGTCGCCATAACTCGGTCCGCATCCATCATTACAAATATCCAGATTGCTCGTAAACCTTACAATCTCGTAATGGGTAGAAATGTCTGACTCATCGGATTCCCTGTGGTGAATCTCGACGCCGCCGATTGTTAATAACGTTTTCATTTTGGTGGGCACAACGTTAGGGAAAACTGGTGTTTTGCCTTCTCTTTTGCCAACTCCTCCTCAAGTCGCACAATTTCTACCTCTTGGGACTGGCAATAGAGTTCCAGCCGCTCCATACGAGCAAGCAAACCCTCCTTGCCACCCCAGAATCTAGTTAATTCTTCCACCTGTTTTTCAGTTCTTGGTGTGCTCATATATTAGTCATCCATTCATTCCATTTCCACACTAGCCTCCGCCACGCGTAGACTATCGTATATATTATGTTTTTCATAGTTTTAGTTCTTGATCCACTCGTAGGATGACTCAATCCATGAGTTCCATCCTTCGAAACGAAAGAGTGCCAGCGCCTTACCCGCATCGGCGAATGTTTCGTAGGTTTTGTGGCTGCGATGCCGTTCACCGTGCCACGTGTATATGATAGTATATATTCTTTTCATTTTAGGTTTCATTTTAGGTTTATTTCTTTTGCTCCGTAATCCGGTAGTTTGGGGGGTAGGTGAGTTATAGCCATCCCCTATGCCTCCTAGACGGAGCATGGCCTTCGGTGGCCTCATATCTCCTTATGGTATATAATTTTTTTTTTTTTTAACCAGAGGGG